TTAATGTTGTTAACAATTTCGCTTACGTCTTCACCTTTAACGCCGTCACTTGTTACCTTAATAACACTTTCGCCATTATTACGGCTATAGAAGTCAATTCCTCCATCGTCGCTCCGCTTAACATCCACATGCCTCGCGTCGCCATCTTCTATCATCCTTACTAACCCCATCTTTAACCGCTTTGTTCCGATTTCGGGTGTAAGGCTTATTACAGTTCCGATTTTATTTCCGTCATGTTCCCTAAGAACTAAATATCTATTCAACAAAGCCACTCCTCCTTCCTGTACATGCTTAAGGAGGGCAACTGCCCTCCTTTTGGATTATGGCTGTACATCTGTTTTTGCAGCTGCAACTTGCTGTACAGGTGTGTATCTTCCCTCGCCCCTAATGAGGATAGCACCTGTCTGTGTTGCGGCTGAGTTTGTTACTCTCAAGGCGATATGGTCGAATCCGTTTGCATCGTCCAAGAATGTGCTGTCACATTCGACGTAAGCTATTGCACTAACCGTGGACGGTACTGCAACGGCATTGTCGCTTACGGAAATTGTAATTGTGGTTTCCCCAGGATTGTCAACTGTAAGTTCAATGGCACTTCCAGCTCCAACGGTCGCGGTTACTCCGGGAACTCCTACAGCAGCACTGTTGATTTTTGCTGCAAGAGCAGCGGCTGATGCAGCAGCATTTGCACCCACGGCGTATGTTCTACTGTCTGCACCGCCATCATCAGCTGCAGCAGTATAAGTCAAGCCGTTAATGGTTATTTTGTCACCAGCAACATGTACAGCACCATTGGCAATTAATACGCCTGTAACTTTTGTATTTGCTGTTACGGTTGCTGCATTGTTGGTTACCACCTTTCCTGCTGTACCTCCTGCGTCTTGTGCTTGCATAACTTGTATTGCACTTGTTACGCCCGCATCCATTGCACCGAGTTCTACTACGAATAACGCTTTCCTGTATCCTTTCATGCTGTAATATGGTCCAGTGCTTGCACCGTTAATCGATGCAGGCACTATGGCTATATCTAACTTTGCGTTTTCACTTAGTAATTTCATATCGTATGTACCTTCCTCTCCCTATTATTGTAATACCACAAACGGACTGACTGTGCTTACTCCGTCACGCTGAAGCAGTGGAGTTGTTAACCAAGGCTGACCGTCAACGTTCCAGAATGCCTTGATTATTGTGCGGTTCTGGGTGAATAACGGATGCTCGCTCATAGTTATTGAAATTCCTGAACCGTCCTTAATCATGTAGTAATCAAGGTCGACAAGAATCAAGTCGCCTTCGCTGCCTAGAACAGGACTTTGGTCATTGATCGTAAATGGAATGCCGAGTAATGAGCCCGGTGTCCCTTCTCTTGCACTTGATTGCCATACAAGATTGTTACCCGCATCGACCATGGTCATAAGCTGTGGCAATACTGTCTGTGAGCCTATCCAAAGCAACTTGCCGCCGAATTTCGCCCTTGCAAACATTGCCACAACATCGTTGTAGCTTATTTGGTTCGCAGTAGCTCTTTGTATTCTTATGGCAGCTGGATGCCCTATTATACCGAGAGGTTTTCCAATACCATCTCCTCTTAGAAATGCGTCCTCTTCAGCTGCAATTATAGCTTTCCTTAGAAGACTCATTACTAATGCTCCCGCTGCTGCACTGTTGCGAAGTAATTTATCCGTTACAACTGTATGACCCGCAACCTCATGCGGTTCAAGCTTTATGTCGCGGAATGATGGCTCAGTTTCTGGTTTGGCTTCTCCCTCGCCTATCCACCTTACATTTACCCCAGAGTACACCCCTTTTGCTCCTGACTGGTCGAGGGCTGGTATTGTGATTGCTGCATCTGGTGGATTGCCTGCAGGAATAACCTGGCAACGTGGTCGGAATATCGCTTCTTGGTCCTGAATCATTCTAATGTTATAATCAAACTGTTCCGGAACAATGAAGCCTCCGGATGCACCTACACCCATTGATAGTGTACGACTTTCTTTGTCACCAACTTCTTTTCTTCTCAACGTAGAATCGTGTGGATTCCATTTTACTATCTGCAAAAACTCGCCGAACTCGCGATATTCGTTCGGACCTGGCTCTCTGCCCCATTTCATTTTTCTTTCTTCATAGGAGAGGTTCTCTTCTTTCTTCCTTTCCTCGCCTTTGTCTGTAATTGTTATGCTAGGAATATGGGTCCCGGCACCTGCTGTAATATCATCAATGATTTTCTTTCTCTTCTCGATCTGTTCGATGATTTTCTTTCTCTCTTCTGTTAACTCTCTAACCTCTTTTTCAAAGGCATCAATATCTGCTCCGTCCTTTTCAAGCTCTACCTTTATTGCTGCCAATCTGGCTTCAATTTCTTGTAGTCTGTTCATCAAAAACCCTCCAATTCAATTTGTAATTTTAATTTCCTTTTTCTCCGCTCTAACGCCTCCCGTTTCTCGGCTTCGATCACTCCATCAAGCCAAGAGCGAGCGGATATTTCAGTGTCACCGTTTGCCGGTAAGGAAACAGCGGACACATCATAAACCTTTTTAATCTTTGTGATTGTCCTGGTCCTGGTTTCCTGGTTATATTTATCTTCAGCAACTGTGAACGCCCAGGACATTTTAGTAATAAGTCCGTTGCGAATTTCTTCATACAGCTCTTTTGCTGCTGCAGATTTTGATAAATCTGCAAAAATAAAAAGCCCATTATTAGTAGGCTCTAGTCCCAATGTTCCATTTGACAATCTTGCAAGCACTTTACCTTGATGATCATACTGCATTATTACGTCTGATAGATCCGCACCGTCAAGTGCGTGTCTGTCAATTTCCTCGTAGTATTTGATACCATCAAGCTCATACAGCAGATATGGTTTATTGAAAGTTGTTGCAAATCCTTCAACATAATACTCACTGTCAATTCTCTTCTCCGCTTCCGGCAGCCGCAGCGGCAGGACTACCGCCCTGTATTCCCTCTCCTTCACCTTTAGTGGCATTACCTTCACCTCCTGAAATTCCTTGTGCTTCCGCTAGGTTCTTGACTTCTGCATACTCTTTACGGATAAAGTACCTGTCACCGTCATCAATCGGCGTCATGTTAAATATTTCTCGGCCCTCATTATGCGTGAGAAAACCACGGTCAAATAATTGCGTGACTATATTCAGCTTGCTTTGATTACTGGCGTACTGGAGCCGGTTGGCTGTGAAAATAATCTGATTGCCGAAAGCGATTTCCCGCTCCGTAAAGGTCATATTCGACATCACAAGGCTGAGCTGTATGGCAAAAGGCTCAATCTTGCCCTCGTAGAAAGCATTCCATTCATCCTCATCGAAGTTGTTTTGTAGGATTTTTTCATTCACGCCGAAATAGTTGTATACATTGTTCTTGATGTGGTCTACCTGCGCCGAATCAATAATAAACGGTTTGCTAATTATCTGCTTTACATCAGCATATTTGTTATCAAACATCAGTACACCGCTATTATTTTCAGCAGACAAGTTCTCTTCTGTAAAACGCTTTCTCTCTGCAGCTATATCACTTGACTTAAATATATTGGCTAATTTAGCCATAAAACGTATGTTTGCCGACTGTTTTACACCTTCAATGATACCCTGATTTTGGGTATGTATGAGCTGCATCGTTGGGAAAAGTGCTTTGTTGTTTTCTCCAAAAAAATCGTTTTTGTACTGAAACTGTGTCATTATCCCCACCCGGTTAAATTCAATCGCAGCTTTCTGCCCGTTGCTGAATGTATATCTCAACCAAGGTTCTCCTTGATATTCAACTACCTCACACATACTCGGCAGGATGGGGTAGTAACCCGTGATGTATTCTCCTGTTTCATCGGTAATTGGTACGATGAAAGCTGTGTTCTGCACATGCAATATTGTTGCAAGGCGGTACAAGAATTTTGTCGTGTCCATAAAGCTGTTAGGCTTGAATTGTAGTCTTCTGCCAAGTTCCTTATAGGCGTTTCCACGAATCTCCGGCTTTAGCTTACTGCACTGGGTTGCAATAGCGTGGATGGCCGACCGGGTGAGCTCCATCTCATAAACGCCACCTTCATAGCCTGTAAAAATCGGAGTGTAGCCTGAAAGCATTTTAAAATATCCCATTATTTGTTTCATTGATGGCCTTTTAAAAATCTTTTCAAAAAGTCCCACATTATCACCTGCCTTATATGATATTGAGATAGTCTTGCATATTGTTGAATAGCACTGTATATGCTATCAAAAGAGAGACAGTGCCATCTATGCGCTGTCTCTGATTCTGGCCTTTGACGGGTCTTATGTTGTCGTTGTCGTCTCGTTTAGCGTTGGTGTTTGTTAAGCACCACTTGAGAACTGGGTTATTGTTATAATTAATTCTTTTTGCACACAAATCTGCTCCCATCTCTTTCATGGGCTGGCTTAATGTTTGTGCACCTTGGCGGACAATCTCCATACTAAAACCCATATCCTGCATTTCCTGCACCCAATACTGGCTATTCCATGGATCATAACCAATCCACAATGGCCGGATTCCATATTCCTGATACATTCTGACAAACCAATCTGTCACGTCAGAGTAATTAATTTTATTGCCTTCAGATAAAGTTATTAACCCTCGTTCGGCCCATTTATCGTAAGGAATTTTATCCTCTCGCACACGTTGCTCTATAAGATCTTTTGGTAAGAAATACTGCTGTATACAATATTTTTTTTCGCTTCCGGCTCTCATAAAAAGCAAAGTTGCACACGCTAGATCTGTTGTACTTGATAAGTCAACTCCACCTACAGCATAACAATCTCTGAACTCCTCTACATCAAAAGTCTCCTCATTATTTATTTGATCGAAAGTCAGCCAAGTACCGGCAACCGTATCCCGGATGTTAAAATCTTTGGTTAGTACAGTTGGTGAAAAGTCCGGATCATTTTTAGCCCTTTCAACATTGGCGGCAAGCTCCTCATAGCTCTTTATGGTGCCGAGGCCAGGATTAGCTTTCTCCCACATTCTAAAATCTGTCCATTCAGACCGATCATCGAGCTCGTATATAAAGGCTAAAAATCTCTCATCTTCAACAATGCCGTCCAGTACATTGCAAGCATAAGTGTATATGCTGTCAAAAATACACTCTCTGACGAATCCAGCAGTTGTAATCATATCAAGTATTGGTTGTTCTCTAGCTGTCATTGCTTGCTTGATGACATCATACAAATTACGATCCTTGATGGCGTGTAATTCGTCCATTATACCATTATGCACGTTTAAGCCGTCTAGGCTGTTTGAGTCGCTTGCCAACGGCTCAAACTTACTAAAAGTAACTGGAAAATACAAATCACTTTTACGTTTCTTAACATGCTTGCTGAGAGCTGGAGATTGTGCAATCATATTAACTGCTTCAGAAAAAACAATCCTGGCTTGATCTTTTTTTGTGGCGACGCTGTATACTTCCGCACCGCCCTCTCCATCTCCTACTAACATATAATTTCCTGTTGCAGCCTTCTCCGTAGACTTACCATTTTTACGGGCGACAAGCGTGAATACTTCTCTGCATCTTCTGAGACCGGTTTCTTTGTGGACAAATCCATATACCGCCTGGATTTTAGCTTTTTGAAACAACTCCAATCTTACAGGCTTTCCAATCCATTTGCCTTTTGAATGTTTGCAAAACTTTTCGATGAACTCAATTGGCCTATTTGCTTTTTCTAAATCAAAAACCCAAGGATCCCTTGGGTGCTTTAATTCATCTAATAATTTAGAATACTGTTGCCATAGCCTTTTACAAGCTACTATATCACCAGATTCTATTTTGTTGGTGTATTCAACTATGTAATTTGTCATTTTCTCGCCCGCTTCATAAACGACATAAGTTCATCTTCGACAGTTTTGCTTTTTTCCTCTGGTAACAAATCAAAGAGCTGCTTCATAACAGTGTTATAATTCTTAATCATGGCATTATAGGTCTTTGCTGCAGGATGCTCTCTTAACATTTTTTGTGTGCCCTGCTCAAACAACTCAACGGCTCCATCATTATCAAGTATTTCTTGCAGTTCAGACATTGTCGAAATCATGAATGCAGCTTGTTCTTTCAAGCCTTCAGCTAATTTCTTTTTATCTTCTTGTAAGTTTTTAAAAATTCTATTAAGTTTTAGCAATTCCTTTTTTCTTATTTTTTCTTTGGTAATTTTATCCATGATTCCACCGCCCTTTTAACCCCCCTCGTATAGAATTTACATTCCGAGGTGTTTGAAGC